GTGATGGGTTCGCGCAGCCCGTTTATGCAGTTGCGAATTATAGCTTCTACGCTCAGGAATCAAAAAACGGTAGAAAAAATATATGGGATAAGGGCGGGTATTTTATGCTTGCAAAATGCGCGGAGTGGTCATATTGGTACGCCCGCGACGTAATCAAAGGCAGGTGGGAGTTGAGGGCAACACAGTGGGAGGTATAAAATGGACGACATAGACTATCTAACGTACAATAACGACCTCGTAATTAGAGCCTGCCGGGCGTACAAAAAAATAATAAATCAGGCAATAGAATCACACGGCCTTGACGGTTTGTGCGAACAGTTAGGAATACCTGAACAGGAATTTGTGCGGAGAAAAAACGGGAACGTAGCAGAATTGAAAAATCTGGCAGAAAAAATAGTGAGATTGCAGAGTGAATAAAATCGCATTTGCGTGCTTGCGAACAGAGAAATTGCAATCCATTGCGGCATCAATCAGTCTGAGTTTGGTCAGCGTAAATTTTCATCCGTAGAAAAACTCGAGAGTTTTATAAAATCATTCGGAGACGGTGATTACAATACAGGTTTTGAATATATCAGAAAGATGCTGACGGGCGGGTTAGAATGAGAATTCTTATTGCCTAAACCTGATAAAAACAAAACCTAAAAGCACAGCAAAAAGACCTGCACCTGCAAGCCACCATTTTGAAACTGCCCACCTATTCGCTGCTGATTCTAATGTATTGGCTTTCTCCGCTAATGTATCGGCGCGTTTTGTCTCATGCCTGAGGGCGACCGCTGCACGTTTCATAATGTCTTTCTTCACAAGGTCAGTCTCTGTCTCGGCTAATGCTTCGAGCCGTTCAGCGTGTATCGTGTCGGTCTTTGTGACAACTGTTTTACATCGGGCGGCGATGAAAAACAACAAAAATATAATCAGTAACTTAAACAGTAGACTTGCCCTGCGCCACAGTCCGAGACAAAAAGCGAAAACCCCTGTCAAAAAATATATCATCTGTAATACTTTTTCAGCAATTCAAGAATAATAAAAATGTCAAGAATAGCGAACAAAATAAACGTCATGACCGTTATGTCTTTGAAATAGTTTCGCATATAGTTTTTCGTTCTCTATGCCACAGACGTGTCATGAATATTAAAAATAGCGCCTTCGGATACTTCTATCCTGTTGTTGTAGATTAAAGAACCCTCGGAATATTCCGTTTGGTATGTCACTGTCACTACGGAATCTTGTGCATGATGCACAAGATTTAGTAATTCGGTATACGATATCGTATCTTTATGCCATTCTCGCATAATCCCGTTAACTATTATATTTTTCATTCTTTCCCCCTATGTACTTTATCAGAGCAGGCAACATAACAGCACCGAGCACAAGCAGACTACCGACGATTTCTAATGAATTAGTTTTCACACCCGCAATCATAGAATCACAAGCCCCGGCCTGCTTAGTGCTGTACCATATTAAACACAGGCCTGAGATAATCCCTATGTATCGGTACGGGTCATGTTTTGAAAATATCGGTTGTTTTTTTGGCGGCATAATTTCCTTCTTCTTTAAGTGATTATATAAAATACCTCATAGTCTTAACTGTGCGGCCTGATAACACGCCATCTTTGTTATAAAGTTTCATATCTCTTGTGTTGAAGGCTACGTCGTTTTTACTGTGCGGGTCAAGAACATGAAACGTTAGGTCGCCGTTTGGGGCCTCAGTATATCCGTTGCATAATTCAGTGTGGGTTTCGGTACTTATTAAAAACGGTTGCCCGATTCTTAAAAGTTCTTTCGCCTCTGCTGGTGTAAAATTTGTTTTGTAGTTTTTCTTATTTATACCTGCAAGACTAATGATTTTATCATAATCGTAAATCCATGCATCTTTACGCCGGACAAGTTTTTTATCCGCGCATTCATCGTAAAAATCTTGCAGTGAAGGCATTTTGACAAATGCTGAACAGTACATATAGATGGAAGTGAACACGCAGGCCGATGCACCCGTTTTTTTAATTTTTCCGTCGTCGTCTTTATATTCGCCGGCGATATTTTTCTGCAATTGTCTTTCAGTATCAATTTTGACGTGTGACACGCCGCCTTTGAATAATTCGGTTAATTTGCTTAATAATTTCATTTTCTTTCTCTCCCCTCTATAAACCCGACAATCCGTGAGATTTCACGGGCAACGCCGCCTATTTCTTTTTCTAAATTCTCAACGAATTTTTTAAGTTCGTCATCTTTTTTCGTTAATCGTTCGTGAATTTCTTTCATGTCTGCGTCATGCGCGGCTTTTTCAACAAAATTTTTTTGATTCTCTTCAATTTGTTCTATTTTTTTATCATGTTTGTTTATCAGAAATTTCAACACGGCCAGCGTACCACCTAATGCAAAGACGGTTGACGTTATTGTACTGATTAAAGCTGTGTTATATTGTAAGTTTTCCATATTTTTAATGAAACGTTAGGTTTACATACTTAGCATTCGCAACTGCTGCGCTGTTGTATCTTTGAATGAATACCCATGAGCGATATTCATTAGGCGCATTTTCTGTCAACCCGTAAGAGTTAATCTGAAGCATTGTATAACTACTACCGATTTCTGGTGACGCTGAGCCGGTTATACAATATGTTGACGAGGTAAGTGCTGCAAGATAGTTAGTTATGTATTGACCGGCTGCGTTCGCATATGTCACACTATGCACGTTATAACTATTCCGGATAGTTCGTCTTAATAACGTGACGTTGCCTGATGTTGAACCGCTTGACCCCTCTGTATAGGTAAACGTGTTTGTTGTTATACCTGTGATGGTATAAAGACCACTTGTACCTGAACCGCTTGTAATCGATGCGTAAATAACGTGACCTACAAGATAACCATGATCGTTATACGTTACTGTTACTGTCGTGCCTGAACGGTAATAAGTGCCATTAACATTAGCTGCTGACGTTCCATCGAAATTCACCCATGCCTTTGCAACTCCGGGATGTGATTTTAATAAATCGTCAATTAAAGTTTTACGATTTGCTGAGGCTGAGTCTGAATAAATCGGCAAATAGTCAACAGTATAATCCGGTGTTGTGTCTGCTGTTAGGCCGTTTATATTCAGACCATTAGGGTTTAGAGCGTTAACCGCAATCCAGCGTGTGTTGCCACCGTTCCCTGTGTCCAGTACAGTTTCCCCATCTACTGATTGACCACTTGCACTGTTTGCGTAATAGTAATGATAGCCTGACTCTTCACAAAAAACGACAGTCTTTGCAGAAGCATTAGGTCTTAACGCTTCAAGCTGGCTTAAATTATAATAATACGGCGTCACGATAACCCCGGTGCAGGATTGTTATTGAGTTGTAAAGTAATTTCAGTATATTGATTCTGAATTTTGTCATACTTGAAACTTGTGACAATTACAGGTTCGTTATTATACGTATTATGAGTCAGCCTGTATTGTCTGCCAATACTTGCGTTTATTGCCTTCGTGGTTCCTGAATAATTCTTTTTCAATTTCATTGTTACTGTTACTCTTGCGTGTGAATAATAATCGACAACCTGCCGCCCATAATATTCAGCAGACGAGGCGTCATAGTACAGGAATTTATAATCCTTCACACCATTAGCCGCTGCGACTGGCTGAAAAAATTTCACACCGCCATAACTTGTAATTAAATCAGACGAAACGTCATAAGTCGCCTGCCCTACTTCACTATCTGATTTCAGATAAATTAAATCGTAACCAATTAAAATCTTTTGCTCATCAAAGCTGTACTCGTAAGCCGGTAGAATTTCCGATGCTGTGATTTCGTTTAAACCTAACTCTCCGTCATATGCCAAACCACGGCGCAATTTAACCAACCCGTCAGGCTGACAGATAACAATTAAGTTACACATTTCTGATATTTTCGCAATATAGTTTTTAAGACTTATTTGGTCTGTTGTGTCTACATTCAGCCAAATCTGATACGCTGCATCTGTTGCATGGATTTCATCGAAAGAATAATCAATTCTATTAGAACTTAACCCGGCAGATAGTAACGCCTGTTTTATTGCATTTGCACCCGTTGTAACTTTCGGCACAGAAACCTGAACTGTCATATTATTCGTTAAAGTAAATTCGACTCCCCTATCTAATGTAATCGTTGTTGTCGGGCTGCCGCTTGCCGTTGTTACTATATAAGAAGGTGAAACCGAAGCATCAAACGTTATTTTTGCCAATTCCGGAATATCTGTTGTGCCTGTATCAACCAAAATCATCTGCGCACCTGGTGCATGTTCTGTATTCACGAGAAAGCCTGTGTGAGTATCTCTGTCAAGACTGAGAGTGTCCCACTCAAGAACCTGAGCCATGGGTTCTTCTGCGTCAATCAAAAGCCTACCTTGTACGCCATCGTTCACAGACCTAATGTTTTTTATGATACCTGAAAACGTAGTATTGCCAAGTTCGTCTGTCTCAACGATTTTCCGGCCACGCCAATTTGCGTACGTCAATACGCCTGATTGATCAAACGGAGTGTATCTGCCCGCACTGTCATTTATTGAAAACGTCTTGCGCTGCCCTAAATAATACAGGTCACCGATTGTCGCCTGAACAACACTACCCTGTGAATTTACGCCTGGCAGTTCTAATGTATCGTCAATTGTTACTGCCATTTTCTAATAAACCTCAATGCAACATTGATAAAATATGCGCTCGGTGATTGTGCCACTGACAATTGTAGCTCCCGTGATTTCGGGCTGTAACTGTATTCGCCGTAGCCTGCGGGATAGCTTGTCGTGATGACATCGTTATCTAATACATTAGACTCAAGAGGCTTGTTCAAAACTAATGTTGTTGCTGCCGTGTAATTTGGCGAAGCATACAAAATATAATACTCCACACCACCTATTGTTAACGTTGCTCCGGGGTGAATCGCCGTGGCGTCGACCGCCAGAGTAAACGCGCCACTTGACTGATTGCCATTTACGGTCACTGAGCCTGTCACAATCTGCGTTGACGGGTACAGATTCAGCCTGACATGGTAGTCGTTCAATTCGTCAAGTTCGTCAATAAATGCCGTGTCTTCAGGTGATAGTGACTCGTAGTTAATCAATACAACCTCGACAGCCCTTTCAGGATTGCCGAACACGTCAACTTCCCCGTCGTCGCCAACCTGCTCACTTGATTCAATGCCTTTACCGATTTTTAGTGACCCGCTCGGCAGGTATTTTGATTTTTTATAGGTGTAACCGACTTCTTCATCATTAACAATAAAGCAGCCTAAGTCGTTTTTCACGCCGTCGGAATTTGTGCTATATTTTGCTACTGCTATCACAGGCGACTCAGTACCTGAACCATTAGGAATCCACGGCCTATTAGGTCTGCCGTCGTCATCAAGTATCGGGTTAGATGTGCCGACAGATGCACTTAACGAAGCATTTGTAGAAGTACCGCGAACGTTTCCAGAAAGAATACTAACAATATAATTTGACTTTATCCCATTTTCTACTATGCAATCCGTTATTAGCTCGTAACCAGTTTGAGAAGAGTTAAATATAAAAAGTCCATTCTCACAGGTTATGGCATTGAGAGTTACAGCGTTTTGTGATGCTGGTGTGCATATAATCGCCATATCGTTTTCCGATATCGTCCTTGTATGTGTCTGAGAATCTCCATCAATAGACATCTCATATCTGTTCTTACATCGATTTGTCGAAACATTATTTATAGACCCCAATGCGTTTGTGGTGCAATTATATAAAGTAGGCGAGCCGCTATATGTGCACGCATTAATGGTAAACCCTGCTACGTTTTTTGAAATATCCAAATCATATCCAGCTGACGATATAATATGACCACCACTGCAAACTATTATTGATTTACCTAATTTAGTTGAATACACGCCTCTTGAAGGCGAATTTCCTGACAACCCTGAGGTTGTTACGCTTGATATTGTATCAAGGTCGTATGAGTACCACATGCCAGCCGTAGCAGCTTTTCTACCTATTATTGCACCAGTTTCGGTAACCTCAAATACAAACCCACCATTATTTGATATATTATCAGTCGATATAGACCATGTTATGCCATCGGAAGACGAATACAGTTTGAGCGATGCGTTTGTAGTACTAAAAATATATTTCTGATGATAATCAGACCAAATAATATTAGCCACACTGACATTGGCCGCAAGAGTGTCTACAACTTCCCAATTTGTACCATTCGCCGAGCTATATATTGATGCAACGGTAGAAGAATCATGGTTTGTATAATATCCCAACAATATGAATTTTTGCAACTGTTCAGAATACGCCACGCCCTCTGCGTTGCCACTTATTCCTGCGATGTCTACTGATAGCCAGGTTTCACCATTATTTGATACAGTATAACACTTTGCACCGGATGTATTGCCAATTGCTGCAACCACTACTCCTGATCGTGATTCAGCTATTTGTTTTATCCCGCCACTAATAGTTGTTAAAGAAGTCCAAGTAACCCCGTCAGAAGATTCCCAAACCTGCCCGTTTGAATTGTTTGCTATAAACTTATTAAAATATTTGATGAATCCAACGTAAACAATTGATACGACACCTAATGCTGTTGACTGTGTGAAATTATCACCGTCGTATGAATAAGCTATCTTGCCTGAACTCCCGCTTGCAACGATTATGTTGCCATTAGTGCAAATACAGCTAATGTCTGTCGTGCTAAAACTTGGCGTTGTTATTGCTGAAAACGTATCTACCGGGATAACTAAATCTCCTTGAATGCTTGCAGTAATCCCCGCTTTAGCCTCTGTTGGCTTTGTTATATCTACGGTTAATTCCGCGTCATCGTTTATCACGCGAATTTTCTTCGTTGTACTTGCTGCTGTCGCTGCGCTTGCATAAGTTAGTTTTGCGAGTAATTCTGTACTGCCGTCATTACTATCGTTTCCTGAAACTGTATCAAGGTAAACGATATTATCTGATGTGTAACCCGGAATATAAAAATCCTCAATCAATAGTGCATATGGTTGAGTCGAGCTGGTTTCGCTGTTCGCCTTCGCCCTTGTCTGATATGGCGTTGCAACCGTGCCGTCGCCGGTTGTATCGTTGCCGGTGGGAGAAAACCACACGATTTTGCTTGTGTCAGCTGATTGCAACGCACCAACGTAATTCTCGTAAACGCTTTGCCCGTCTCTTTGTCTATCGTAATCAATTTTAATCATCTGCTTAACCTCGTAAATTCAGCGTCTAATGCTGCGAATTGTTCAACCGTAATACCTGTATTTGTAAATGAATTATTATCATTGGCTTTCAATAGTTCATTCATTAGAAATCTAATGTCACGTAAAATATCATTTGTTACTTCACCTGTGCGGGCGATTCTTTCGTAAATGCTGTCTGTCTGACGTGTAATTGCGATTGCAGAACCAATAGACTGCGGCAAAGTATTTGTGCTGATTGTCCCCTGTGATGAATTAAGACTGCCGCCGAACACATCAACAAAAGCCCGTTGTCTGTCTTCTCTTAGTGCAATCTTTGTGGTGTTCTGTGCCGTCTGCTTGCTGCTTGCTGCAATTTCAAGCTGTGTTTGGTTTTGCTGTTCAATAAGAGAAAGAAGGTTTTCGGCGATTGCTGTATCTGATTGAATTTCAGAAACTAATGTTCTTGCTGCGCTTATTTGCGATGAGTTCCCAATTACAGTTGTCTTTTGTACGCCACCTTCATAGGTTGTCCTTGTGCCACCGTATGCAGTGTCGCCCGAATACTTATTGATTATGGAATTATACAGAGAATCAGGGACAAGACCTTTGTATGATTTTATCTGTTCTCTAATTGCATAGTATTGATCTAATGTTAAATTGCCGCTCCCGACCTGTTCGACAAGCCCCATAAATTGAGTAACTGCAACTGCCTGTGCGTCTCTCTCTTTCAAAAATTGCGTTATACTCTGAGATGTTCCCTGAACTCCGCCGAATAATTGACCTCCAGAAATCGAACCGCTTTCCGACGATAAAACATTAGTTATTGCAGCCTGCCTCTGTGTTAACCTTTGAGTTTTTACAAATTCGGCATCAGCTCCGGAGAGCTCTTGTGCCTGTGCGTTAATATCAATTAACCGCAATTCTCTTTGTAATTGCTTGAAAGGTAATTCGGCTCTTGCCCGGTCAAGCTCAAGCATTGACTTTTGATAATCTGCTTGCAATTTGAGAATGGCCAACTGTTCTTCATGTCTGCGTTGTTCTGCCTCACGGGCTTTTTTTGCCTCTTCTTCGGACTTATTAAAAAAACTTTGTATCGTTGTTACTACACTGCCAACCGTTGATACAATCGCACCTGCTGCTGGGCTAAACGCGCCAACCGCCTGACCGATTCCACCTAATGCTTGCTGAGCGTTATTATCTCTTATGCCTGATATTGCACCACCTACACCATTGATTATATTCCCCGCCGCCTGTGCAGTTCGTGCAATTGCCGCTAATTCTGCCTCGGCATTTTTCTTGTTATATTGTTCTTTAAGTTTTGCTTTCTTATTTTCGTAGTCTTCTTCTTTTCTTCCCTTTGCAATGTTTAACCTTTCAAGCTCTGCAAGTTGATCTTTGAATTGTTGTTCGTTCGCTAATTTGTCGGCCTCTAATGTATCTTCAATATACGCAGCGTATGAGGTTCGCAGGTTTCGGATAACAGTTTCTTTCCGCTGATTAAAATCGGCTAATGCTTCTGCTTGTTGTTGTTTTGTAAGTTTTTTATTCTGTGCTAAAAACTTTGCATATTCAGTTTCCAGTTTTGCTAAATCTAAACTTGCCTCTCTGAACCCGAACGGGTCAGCCTTTGTGGTTGCTTTTCCAGCCTTGGCTGCCTGCTTTTCTTGTTTCTCAAATTCTGCAACTAATGATTCACGAACATTTTGTTGCAATGCCAATTCTTGACCGAGCCTTGCAACTTCATTTATTCTTTGCCCTTTTATCGCCTGCCCTGTGGCACCGCCTGGAAGTGCAACATCAATAAAATTAAACAGCCCTGTCTCTTGCGTTGCTCTCGTGGCCTGTATGAGTTTATCATTTGTTTCTTTAATTCGTGCGTCTAAATCTTTTAATGATAACTTTTTCAGCGTATCTATTTTCTGAATTAGATTTGCTTGAACTTCTAATGATGCGTTTTCCTGGCCTAACTGTCTCAGGTACTTATCATAGTTCTGTGATATTTGAGCGTTAATTTCTGCAAGGCGTGTTTTCTGGTCTGCCGTGAGTTTGGCCGCCTTGCCTAACTCTTCAAGTTTCATTTTCTCTTCAACTAACCTTTCGCCGCTCGTCTGAGAGAATGAGTCAATAAATTCTCTTATTGCCGTTGTGGCCTGCCGAGCCATTTTCACAAAGTCAGTCAATAAACCTATCAGTCGGGAGAACAATGGTTCTAATGATCTGCCGATTTCTGTTGACGCTGCCGTGAACTCAGCGTTAAGACGTTTCATTGCGCCCTCAGATGTTTCAAGATAACGAGCCGCGTCTCCCTGAAACTTCGCCGAGAATTTCAACGTTTCGTTGTATAAAAATTGTTGTGCTTTCGCTTCGCCGACTGTCGTTTTAAGTTTCTGATATTCTGTATTTATTTTTCGGATTTGCGGGTTTATGTTTTCAATTAAATCAGCCGAATTTGTCAAAACACCCTTGAAAAAATCCTCAATAGACTGGCCGGCATCCCCGATAATGTTTCCCTGGGCAGAGACGTCTTTTAACGCTGTAATAAATTTGCCGGCTTCTTTCGTAGAAAACCCGGCAGATAATGCCAACTGCATTGAGCGTGCGCTTTGTTGTAACGTCAAGAAGCCATCACTGGCAAGGTCTTGCACTTCTGATTTTGTGGCACGGACAGACTGACCGAATGCTTTTGCAGCACTCTCCGCTTTCAGCATTGACTGCTCAAACTTCTGAGCGTTTTTAATTGCGGTTGAAAAAAACTCTGTTATTTTTGCACCGGCAAACAATCCGGCCAATGGTGCCGCAACTGATTTTATGCCAGCAAAAAGCTTTTCACCTAATGATTTACCGCGCTTCTCAGCGTCAGCATCAAGCTTGTTAAGCTTTTTTTCAAGGTCGGATATGTCCGCCTGAAGTTTTAATACTAATTCGTCAACTATCATACGTTATGAATGACAACCCATCTTAGATACCACAAAAAACCGATTCTTAAACCGCTTTCTTTGCAGTATAAAATATAATTACGAACAACCCAAAACGGTGCAGTCAAAATAGAAAAAAAGCTACGAATAAAAACAATTAAATATAAAGCTAATGTATAGATTCCGATTTTGGCAATTTTGAACGTGGTAGTTTCGCTGATAGAAAATTTGTAATTGCCTGATAATGCGTTGTCGGTTTTTTTGGTGGCTCTGATATTTTCCCAGGCGATTCGCTCAGTTCCCGTAGCCCGTCCTTTATTTCCTGTATTGTTTGCTCTGGCAAATGATGCGCTTTGACTATCATTAGCATGTCTTCCAGCCTTTTCCTTGAAACGCTTTTCACCACGCTTTCTACTTCGTCTTGACATATATTTTCTAAATTCTGCCACGGTGTGCCCCCCAGGTAAGCCGATAACCAGCCACCTAATTCAATAATATGCTGATACGGTGTTTTATCTTTTGGTACTTCGACCTTTTCGCCCTTAGCCGCCGCATCAATAATTTTAGGCAAAAACAACCTATCGAAAAACGTTATGAACCACTTTCTATTTGTAAATAGCTTAATAATTCTGTTTTTATAATAGGTTGCTCTACCTAATGTTTTTTCTAACTCTTCACGTAGTCTCGTATAATTGGCAATATCGGCAAGCGTTATCCTGTCTTTAAGATAGATACCGCCGCCGACATATTTCATTACGCTACCGTTACAGCTACTGTACCGACAACTGCTGACAGCGTAGAGGTATAGTTCGCTGTACCTCCCACAACTCCAGTCACAAGACCTTTCGTGCCCGCAGACTCAGAATCACCCGCCGTGAAAACTGCCGCATTCGCTGACGCATGTGTTGCACGATTTCTAATAGGCAGAATAGTTAGGTCTGACAATTTCTTAAACACGGCATTATTGTGGAAAGTCTCCTGTCCAGAATTTGCAATGTCTCTAATAACTGTTAGCGTAGCATCTGCACCACCGTTTGAATAAGTGATGTCCGTTACTTGTGAAACCTCATCACCTGTTGAGCATTTTATATAATCGCCAACCGCAAGAAGATTCACCGGGCTAATTGTATCAACAGCAATAGTTGTTACTCCAGCCGCAATATTCGATACGTTATTTATTGCACCGCCGTAATCAGACGCAGTGATAAATGCCGCATATGGCTGCATAACGTGTTCGCCATCTTCTTCAATCGTTATTGCACTAATGTGTTTATACGGTGCTTGTGCTGTACTTGACAACTGCACAAATACAGAGTGAGGCGCACCGGCGACAACAGACCAGTCACCGAAACAACCGTATGTTTTATCAATTGAAACATCTTTATTCGGGAAAATTTTCATTGGCACTTGTACTGTGTTTGCATTATCACGATTTCCAGATATTGTTACCTGAGAAAAATCCGGCATTGCTTTCCAGAAAAATATATCACCTGAATAATCACCAACAGCAGCACTTTTTGGTCGTAAATAGAAAGTTTTTTGCAAGCTGTCACTGTCAATTTCTCTTGACCCCATCCAGTAAGCCTTTCGTGTCGAATCCGTTGCATCAACCTCAGGGTATAATTGACCTGCACCAAGTTCGCCCCATAAATACTGATAATCGGTCTGCATCATCGTGATGCGAACATTAGGCTGCCAACCAATTAGCCATGATTTTAATATCCCTACAAATTGCGCTGCGTTTGTTACGTCGACGTATGTAGCCGTTGGGCTAACCTGTGTTTCTGCGGTTACAAGGTAACCAACCTCTGAATTGTCAAAGTACGCGTTGTACTCGACCAATTTTATTTGACTTGTATCTTTTGCCATATTTTCCCCCTAATGTTTATTGCTCCACGGTAATAATTACTGCTTGTGCACAGCCTTTATATTTAGATTCATCAAAATACGCCGGGTCAAATTGCCCGCCGAAAAGTGCGATGTCGTGAAAATATAAAGTGCCAACTGCCCAACGTCTTGACGCAGGCTTTCCGAAGTTACCCTGCTCGGTTTCGTACCCTAATGTTTTAATGGTGTCATATAATGTATCGTATGAAAGTTTATCTGACTTTGAATATACGGCAATTTGCATTGCAACTTTTTCAATGTCGCTGCCTGTACTTTTTGAAATTATAGACTCCGACATGACAGAAGCACCATAAATCACTATGCAATAATCATTCGCTGCAATTTCCTGAGCAATTATACTCTCTGGCAAAGGGTAGTTATAAGACAGAAAAACGTTTATGCCTTCTGCTCTGATTTGTGTTTGCAGTGCATCTAAAAGTGTCATCTGCGCCACCTATTCACCGCAACGGCGACAACTTCTTTCACAAGTGACGGAGTATTCAAGAATCGCTTGAACCACTCTGGTTTCGAGCGAGCTAATGTATCGTTTTTCACAGCGATTCTGTACGCTCTGCCGTATAGATATTTATTACCGCGCCCTGTTTGTTTTTTGCTACCTGAACCTAATGGTACCGCCTGCGACAGATCAGCGTATCCCGCTGAATCCGTGCGGTGTCTCAAATAATCAAAATACTGTGTTGCTGCGTATTTCTCAGACGCCGAACCTTTCGGGGATTGCACTATATGCACAACGCCAGGGGATATTTTCCTGATTTCTCTGTCTCTTCGCAGGTTATTAAGATTAACCGGGATAAAAGGCGTCATTAAGCTCCTTGCTGCTTCCGCCGCAACATAAATTGCATTATCGGCCTTTTGTTGTGTTAATTGTAAAATGCGGGATTTGTTCATTCTTCGACCGCCTCTTGAACGTAATATAAGTTAAACCCAACCATTGATTTATCTGCGTCAATAATTTTATAAACATTAGAATCATAACGTACCATTTGCCCACGATTCAAGACCTTTTCACTTGTAAAGTGTGCGTTTGCCACGGTGATATTAGCTGTGAATCTGCCGCGAACAGACTCTTTATTTATCCATGCAATCGGTCTAAATGAATCTGTATTTGTGTATGTATATTCTCCCGGTGTCGCACCTTCGGCAACGTCCACAAGGTAAATTATCATGCTGTCTCAACTCCTGATTTTTTTGCAATTGCCGCTTCATTTATTTTAGCTGGTATTTTTTGCAAAACGTTATTTTCCACCTCAGACTTAAAGCGACCTTCTGACATTAAGTCAATCGGGTATGGCATAGTTATGTGCCTACAATTAGGCTTGAACATGTGCGTTTTGTCGTTCTTAATTTCTTCTAATGTTTTCCATCTTGCGGCTTGTTTGTATTGCGGAAACTTTTCAAGAAAAATCATGCGTGCTGCATCATTTATAAAACAGACCTCTCCCTCATGATAAATGCAAGAATCACGGCTGCCGTGTGAGCTGATTTTTACTGTATAGATACCATTTTCCGCGCTTTCCATCTCGGTTGTTATTCTATACGCTTCTTGTGATACAGTGACGGTTTTCATGTCAAGATACGAGCGCATCGGATATGCAAACCGGCCACCATCAGCTTTACGATAAAACATTGTGTCTGTCATGCCGTAACGTTTATTTAAGCTTGCCCAAGCATCGGATAATAGTTTTTCGCTAATGTATCTGCGTTTACCATTCAGTGAATACATTAGCATTTTGCTGGCCTCTTTTTCTGCGTAGGCTGCCGGCACAGACTGAGCGTCTGCCATTGCGTGAATAAGTGCAGACTTCTGCTGAACTGCTGAATACGTGTTTTTAATCATCTGTTCTATATCAGCGGCGTATGATTCAATGAAAGCTTTAGTTAATTTTGCCGTCTCTGTACGTTTCAACTTTAGATTGTATTTTTTTAATCCTTCAAAAAAATCATCCTGTGCGTTTTTAATAACGTTATGTACTGCACCGAATGACCTGCCGTCACCATCTAAAAATTGCATGACTGCGCCCATCATTTGTGATTGAATTTCTTTTGCGTATTTCCTAATTTCTGATAAATTCAATGATAACACAATTTCAGCATTATCTAATTTCGACGCAACTTTAAGAATATCGTCAAATTTGCGCATCAAATTGCGCTGTAATTTGCGTATAGAGTAGTCTGAATTATGCGCGTTTATAGCCAATTGAGTATCCCCACTGAACCATAAGACGGTCTATTAACTGCTTTATATTTGACGGCAACGTCAAATCTGCTGCCGACGATATAGATAAAACACTGTCTGAATAAGAACCTGACGAAATAACTTTTATTTTCTCTGCAATTCTCGACATTGAATAAATACGATTAACGTAAAGCGCTGTCAATATTGCAATAGGTTTCAACTCATCTGCAAGAAACAAAGCATCGTCGCATGTCTCTTGCGCATGATATGAATTTATTAGCTGTGTTGCAATTTGACACGACAACACCCTATCTTCTGCTGTTGCAATATGAAAATGCGGGTCACCGCCATGGTTTTGTATTGCTACCGTCCCCCGAATTACTGTAACAGTACCAGAAGTCTGTGCATTATTAGAATATTCAAAACCCGTAATAATAACGTTCTCTTCATGATCTGTTTTATGCAGAATTAAAATCTGTCCAATTTCTAATGAATTAGCATCTGACAATGAAGAAAATGTTAGAATCGTGTCGTCTGTGTCGAACGATTCTAAATCTGCTTCGATAACTGTATCGTGAACACCTGCGTTAATCCACTCCGCTTGACCGTGTCCGTAGCCGTATGTATTCGACAAATGAGCGTTAACCTCATTTTCGTTTGCATAGACTAATGACAGATCAAGAGGCATGGTTATCTGCTTACTTCAGTGCGCTAATGTGTGCAAGATTGATTATAACTGAAGGGGTTGTCCCAGAGACAGTTGTATTCAAACGCACATATTGTGATTCCGGCACAAATCCAATCAGCACTTCATCAGCACCAGACGCAACGGCTGCGGCTAATGTTCTTTTGTGTGCGTTTAAGATTGTTCCGAATCCGGTCGCGGCTGCCTCTTCGATAGAAAAAGTGTAAGTTTCATTACTATCATTAGTGACCACTGTACCTAATTCTATACGTGCCATATATGGCTGACCTGGCAATACTTCAAGATATACGTCAGCGCTTGCCACTTCGCCAACATTGTCCCCCGTTGCTGTTACTGTTTGAGCAGCAGCCAAGCGGAGGTTGCTGTCTATTGCTATATTTCTGTATGCTCCCATGATAATCTCCTTATGCTGTCAAGATACCACGAAGCTGTGCAAGTGACTTAACGTCTCCCGCATCTTGCTCAAGATACCAGTCAAATTGTTCAACATGGCCATCAGAGCCTTTATAGGATGTAATTTCCGGGCCAGGTGCGCGTTGAATCAATTGTAAAAAGTTAGGGCCGTACTTTACAGCATAGATCGAACCAGTAACAGAAGAGTTACCCATAGTTTCGTTCATCTGCAAAATTTCTGTCCCTTGTGAGTTTTGTCCAGGTGTCAGCCATGGTATTCCGTCCCATGTCGCCATTCTAACGGTTGCCATGCCCATGCCTGTTGGTACATCTAACCAGCGGAAACGTGAAGCGATAACAGAGTTGTTACCTGTTACTGCTACTGAATCAACTTTCGATAAAATCGACATTGGAGACATTAGGAAGTCAGGCTTGCCAACTTTCGCGATAAGGTTATTCATGTTGCTTACAAATAGTGCAGCCGATGCAATAACGATACCGTTAGTATTTGCTGCTTCTGTATAATCAATAATCTGACCAGAAAAATCAGGTTTTGCCAACCATGTTTTAACGCCGGTCATTTCGCTTGAGCCATTACCGTTGACCATAAACTGCCAGATATCCTCAGAAAGTGACATTGCCCCGGCTTCTGCTTGTGTTCGCAAATAACTTGCGCCAACAACAGATGGGTTATTGACAAAGCCAAAATCCATTGTCATTTTAAAACCGTGCGGTTTAAGCTGGATTTCTTGCGGAACAAATACCGCTTTTTCGTTGGTTGAATATCCTACTCCAAACTGCCGCGTACTCGTGGCCGGTCTTTGAGTATTTTTCAGTCTGCGGTGTGTTAAACCTGCGTTACTGTTTGTTATAGGCAACCGATTCAAGAACGGTTGTGTTAATACGATTTTTTGTATGATTCCCGCAGCCATTGGGTCAGGCGTTTGGGCAATCACATCTGCTAATGTGTGTGCCATAGATAGCTCCTAAAATTTTTATCGCTTTTTGCTGTATCAGCCGTTGACGGGCGGCCACCCATGACGCCGCAAACCGCGGCACATAACACCCCTTAGAACAGAGGTGTCAAATTGTCAATAAATTAAGCTACTACACCGCCCATTCTTTGGGCGATTGCTTGGCCGATTAGGTCAACTGACCCTAATGTGTTAGGTGTCTGGCCGCCTAATGTAGGCTGCGGTATTCCTGGGACGTTACTTTTGAACATCTCAGGGAACTTTTGTTTCAGTGAAGTTGCTACCTCATCAGGTGTCGCATGAAAACCGGGCTTTCCGCCATCTTCATAACGGGCAAGAACTTTATCAGAGTCGACAACCAATTCATACTGAGTGCCAAGAATTCCGTTAAACGTCGCGGCATAGTTTTCTTTCATGCCTAATGCAATAGCTTTCGATTTTATTTCATTTACGAAACCTGTCTTTGTCAGACCTAACTGTTTCTCTGTGAACTGCTTTTCCAGTTCTTTTCCACGCTCGGCAAGTGCGATTTCAAGGCGCTTATTGACTTCTGCATCAATATCTTCTGCTTTTGGTCGTTTCTTTTCGCTGGCCGCTAATTCTTCAATTTTGCTTTCGTATCCTGTTTTAATGCTGCCGATTTCTGAGAATGCCTCAGATATTTTTTCGTATGAACGCCCGAAAATTTCATTGATTTTCTTTAGATGTTTTGATTCAATCTCAATACGGTTATCACGTTCAATTTTATTGAATACCTCTTCAGGTATTTCGACGCCGTAGCGTGTTATTTTTTTACCTGAAAATTCCGGTATCGGCTTTTGATCTTCACTCATTATTTGTATCTCCTGTTGTTTCCAAATTTTTCTCATCTTCTGTTTCTAATGCTTCATTTTCTTCTGAATAAAGCTTTTCAAGTTCATTTTTTATTTTTGCCGATTCTGTCTCATCTATATCCAAACCGCCTAATGATATTAGTTTCTTTGCATAATGTTTTTCAGCAGTCTGCCCAACACCGAACGCTTTTGCAGACATGGCAAGTTGCATGATTTCTGTAACTGTCTTTATGTCAAATTTCGGTTCAATCGAATACGAAAATTTCGGTTCAACATATCCCATCCACGCTAAAACGTCAGATAATATCTGTTTTGATTGCTCCTCTATTGCGTCTTTAAGTATAGTAAGTACAGGCTTTAAGTCCAAGAAATCCCATTCTTTTGAATAACCGCTAATGTTCGCAGACCTTGCGCTGTCTCTGATTTTGCTTATTGCCTCTTGACGACTATTTAGTTTGTCCCAATACTTTATAAAAGCGTCAATTATAGGAGTTCCTGGGCCAACAAACTCAACTTCAGCATCATTAGACTCACGCTCTACAACGGTTCCTACGCCCATGCCACGGTTCTTTAATTGTTCACCTAAGCCGCGCGGGCCAACCAAAAGATTTATTAACTGGTGCCTAATTATTTGTCGCATCTCAGAATCAAGATTCATTTCGTTTACCTGAGTTTTAGCAAGCTCATTGATTAAACTTTCTCCCTTTGCGCCCATCCATGCATCACGTATAGGAATATATCCTAATGGGTTAGGAGCTTCTTGTATAGCGACCCAATGACCTTCATTATTTTTTGCATATACTTTGTATTCTTTTCGTGTCCATACAACACGCAATTCACGTTCTGAGCGTTTATATTCTGCGTCGATAACTCGTTCTGTTTTGCGGTATTTTATATAACTGAACCCAGACTGATGATCATAATGCCAATCAATAACGTCTTCACGCGGTATAATTTCAGTTTTAGGTAAATACGTTATGCCGTTTTGGTCTTCTGGTTTGTATGTTATCGCGTAACATTTTCCCATCGCGCAGGTCTCGAAAGCGCGTTCATATTCTGCTGTCTCCCAAGACGTTCCTTCACAGTCAGTGTCTTTCAGATATAAATCTATACCGTCAAATTGGATGTCTTTGTTATGGGGGGCTGATATAATATGTCCTGCGATAACTTGGCAAACAATCTTTGACACGCCAAAGTCTTGGGCTAAACGGCTTCTGTCAATATAATCCGGCGTGGCTTCAAGTGGAAATTTGAATAAATAGTTTGTTCTCCCGTCTTTACGGTATGGGTTTAATAAAGCATTAGTTTCTGAGTCATATTCAGGCGATAAGCCGATTTCACGGGCAAACTGTGTTGGTCCTGTATAAATAACATTAGCTGCAAGATTTGCGGAGCTGGCCTGGCGCCATAAATCGAACTTCGCCCAATTTTTTGCATAATCAGGGTGAATTTGTTTTTCAATCCATTCATGAACAGCCACAGTGTCCGCTCAATCTATAACAACCTGCCGTAAATAACAAAAAAATGCCGGGTTTTTAATTCCCGGCTAATGGTGACATGAACGAACAAATTTTCACCACAATTGCGTAACTTGCACCCAACTATGAAACCTGTTGAAATGTTGGCATACGGCATCAAGAACCACACAAGCCATGGGTGGTTAATTTATGAACCATTTCTTGGATCAGGGACAACAATGGTTGCTGCGCACCAAA